ACTGCCAACGCCGGTCCAGGTCGCCGGAATACCAAAATCGCTCACGAACACGTCGAGCGATTCGGTCAGCATGGCGCGTTACGAATACTTCTTGGAACCGACCGCTACCACCGCGAGCAACACGGGCCCCGTGACCACCGTGCCCACAAATCCCAAATAGCGATTGGTGAGCGCAGTCTTCGGAATCGTGAGCGCCGCGGCCTGGTTGGCCGTGCTAATGGCCGCGAAGGTGTAGCCGGTGAGATCAGCCGCGCCGGTGCCGTTGACGTCGGTGGCGCTTTGCAGTTTACCGGTGACGGACCCGGTCACGGCGCCGCCCGCCACCAGCACGACGATGGACCCTTCGAGGTCCTGCGTATCGATCCAAAATCCCGCGCCCGATGTCGCGGCGGCCGTGTTCGCGGCCGATACCGAGGGCAACATCGGGCGCACCACCAATGAACCCGCATTGTCTGGATTGAGAGCCATAGCGAAATCTCCTTTGAAGTTTTAAGAACGGCTCCGGCGCCCGCTATGCACGGGCTCCGGAGTGTCAATGTCGACGGTTTGGGTCGAGAGCGCGGGCACCTCGGGCGAGGACTCGACGACGATGACAACTGGCTGGCCCGGTGGCACCAATTCCGCCTTCTGCGCGTGAATCATCTCGCGCGCGAATCCCTTCGCGACGGCAATTACCTCATCGATCTCTACCACTTTGCCCGCGTACATAAACGCGGATGTGACCTTGATCTGCACCTGACTCATATTGTCCTCCATCATTTCGTCCCACGGTTTGAGCATGACCGCACCACCCCAATTAGCTGGTGGTCGTGGTCGAAACCGCAAACGCCGCCGGATAGCGCAGTCCGATATCAATGGTCATCATGGCGCGAATGCCGATGATGCCCGCCTGGAAGTTCGCGTACGGATTGACCTCGATCTCGAGCACGCCCCACTCCGCCACCACGACCGAATTCCAGTCACCGAAAAAGATGTTCTGTGACGGAATCTGGTTCGAGGACATGCCCGGAAAGCCGGCGACGCCGCCGACGCCATTCGCGTCCCACAAGTTGCCGTCCCACAACGGCGTATTGGTGTTGGCGAATCGGGTCTTGCCCATCATGAGAGCGGCAATGGTCGGTGTCGTCGCATAGCCTGCGCGTGACGGCATGACGTTCGCATTCGCGACCGCGACCTGGTACTGCAGCTGCCCGGGATAGGTGATGGCCGTGATGGCCGCGCCCGAAATGACGCCCACACCGGACACGTTCGCGATGCCCGTCGGCTGTCCGGCGGTGCCGCTCCCGGAGAGCGCCCCCTTGTCGATGGCCAGCGCCGCAACCGCGGCCAAATCCGCATTCACAATCCCCTCCACGTCCGGCGAGCTCTGCAGCAGTAGTAAACGGCTGATTTCCGTGTACGCCCCGACGGTGTGCGGGCTCAAGGCCATCTGGCCGAACGTCTGCTCGACCTCCGTCGCTTGCGTGGTTTCCGAGGCCAGCCAGAACGCCGTACCCGCCGCGGTTTGCTTAGGCACGTTCACGTTACCGACCAGGCCCGAGAGTTGCGTCGCACCCATGCGATACGCGACCGCGCGATTGCGCAGCAACTCAATAAACCCGACGTTGGTCGTCTGCACCAAGTAGCCGCCCAAGGTCGCGGTGCCGGCGATATCGGCGCGCGTGCCATACGGCATCGCGACTCCCGGCGTATTCAATGCCCGCTGCTGCGAGTTGATGGCGCGGGGATCGATACCGCGGCGCTGCACGTCATACGGCACGAAGAACTTCATCGCATCGGGCACGGTGTTCAAGCGCTTGGCGATTTCGCCGGAGCACTCGGCCTCGAAGCCGGCTTTGCGCCAGTCCTTCTCGACCACCGCATTGATGGCGCGGACGATCGAGAACCGCTGCGTATCGCCCGGGCTCAAATCCAGAAACGCCGAGTTCTTCTCCGGATTGCTTTTCGCGCGCTGCTCGATGATGCGCATGACCTGGTCGCTCACATCGGTGAATGACGTGCCACCTGTGATCCAGCGCTGCTTTAAGCCATCGTCCATGTTGCAGGCCTTGCACATATTCGTGATGGCCGTGACGCGAGCGTTCTCCATGTCCTGGGCGCTTGGGCCCGCCGCGGCCGTGGCCCGGCCGCCGCCGGCGTTGGCATTGCGAGTGGCATCATCCCCGGCTGCGGCGCCGTTCTGATTCTGATTTCCGGCGCTTGCGCCCGCCGCGGCATTCGTGTCGCTCATCGTAGCTCCTGTGCCGAGTGTCGGCGGTGATAAAGACGAGGAAGCCCGCGTGTTGCGGGCTTCTTTGGGTTCGGTGATCGGGGGATTCTCGGTCGGTGGATCGTGACTCGGTGCCGGCGTCTCCAACGAACGCGTGCCGATTGAAATCTCGCGGATATCGGCGTCCGCATCGCGCGTCATGGCGCGCCCGCTGCCCACGGACGGATCCGCGGGCACCGGCGCAATGCTGGCCTCGTACGGTTCCCAATCCGTGATGGTGTACAGGTCGTGCTCGCAATCCTCCTCAATTTTGTTGATGCGATAACCGACCGACACATTGCGCAGTCCGCTCTCGACCATGGACGCGACGTCCTGGGCGCGCTGCGTATTGAAGAAATTGCCTTCGACGTTCAAGCGCTTGTTTTTGATCGACGCCTTGTCGACCATGCCAACGGGGTCGTCCCAGTTGTGATTGAACAGCAGCGGCATCGCGCCCGACGTCGCGCGGTCCAAGCGGATCGCGGCCTTGTCATGCGAGAGCACTTCTTTCATGCCCCAGCCACGGTCCACTTCGAACTCGGAGCTCAAGGACAGCGAGAACCGTTTCGTGCCGTCCTCGGCTTTGCGAATCTCGCAGGACTCCACCTGCATGCCACGAATGAGACAACCGACTTTCAGTGTTTTGGGCTTCTTGGTCGCCACTGTTATTGACCTCCGATGAGTCGTAAGTTATTGCGGCGGCGCCGAACCGCGCGCTCGTCGTCATCGCCTTCCGCGTCTGCTGGTTCGTCCTCATCGCCGTCGGTCGCAGCAGGCTTTGGTTCCGGCTCGGGTTCGGGCTCTACGGGAATGGGCTTACCGTCCGCTCCCATCACCGGCGGTGCCCCGGGCGCGGGCATCGCCGTCGCTGCGGGTTCGATCCCATCCTCGGTCAGGATCATTTGCCCGCGCGTCTCCGCCGGCACGTACACATCGGGCGAGGTATCGAAATACAGGTTCATGCTCTTCATGTAGTCGATCTCATCCTCACGCGTGCGCATCACGTCCTCGAGATCGCTGCCGCCGCTGGTCGCCGCAATGACATCGCCCACCGTCGTGAAGCCCGCCTTGACCGCCTCCTTGAATGCCGCGACTTCTTTGGTGGGATCGACCCAACTCCAGCCGCGCGGCCGGAAGAACGCCGCATTGAATTTTTCGGGTGCGCCGAAGTACTCCTGTGAAGAAATACCCTCGATTGCGCCGGCCAAATTCGCCTGCGTCATCCACTCCTCATGCAGCCGCACGCGAAACGAGCGCACGAACCATTGCTGCAGCGAGCGCCACACATCGCGGTCGTCCAACAGCGCGAGTCGCGTCGAGGAGTAATTGCCCTGGCTGTAGTCGCGGCTCAAGGACTCGTAACTGACCCCCGTGCCTGCAGCGACCTCGCGCAACATGAATCGCATGAACGGATCCAAGGCCGAGTTCGGGCGGTTCGGCGAAATGAAATTGGCTTTCTCTCCGGGCAGTGCTCTAAACCAGGTGCCCGGCTCCGTCGGCATTTGATATGTCCCGTCCGGCTGCTCTTGTCCCAAGCTATCGGGCGACTCAGGGGTCTCGAGCACGCCTAAGAAATTCGCCGCACCGCGAGCCGCGATAATTTCCGCCTCGCTATAGCCGTTCATGTCCGCCAATTTCGCCGCCACGGCATGCATCCATGGCTCGCCGCGCGTCTGCGGCCAGCGATCGATCAGCCGCAAGTGAAAGATATCGGCCGCGAGCACCCGCTCGGTGCGGTCGCGCGTGCCCACGTTGATGCGAATGTCCCCCGGGTGCAGATCCCGGATCCAATACGCCACCGGGCGCATGAACTTGTCGAGCTCGATGCCCATGCGAATCTGGCCCGCATAGGACACCGCCGCCGGCTGCGCGTAGCCGTCGACGACGCGCTCGGGCTCAATGATTTCGAGTGCAAACGGGACCTTGGACGGGCCGAACGGATACCGATGGATGCGAATGAAAATCTCACCCGCCTCGAACACCTGGCCGATCGCCATGCGTTCCATGTCGTGGAAGTGCAGTGAGCCGCCGGTGTGACAACACTCCGCCTTACACCAATCGCTCCACGTCTTCTCAATCGAATCATTGATGCGCTGGTTGAGCCCGCCGCGTGTATTGGCCACCATCGCCTGCAGCCGCACGCCCGTGCCGACGACGTTGTTGGTGATGACCCGCTTCGCGTTCTTGGCAAAGGCGGCATCGCGAATCAACGCCCGCGAGCGCGCCCGCAAATTGCGCAAGCTCGTGACGAGCTCGGCATCGGCGCTGGTGTTGTAGCTCGGAAACCCTTGATTCAAGCGATTCGGAATCGCATTCGCATACATGCGCGCGCCGTGCCGCCCGCCGCCGTTGTTGCGGGGCGCGCTCGGTGCCGGCTTCGAATCAAACAGCGCCTTGCCCAAGGGCGTCTCCGGCCAGGGGGTACTACCGGGCACGCCGGAAGCCCTGCAGGATCAAGCGGTCCATGCCGCCCACCGCCACGCTCTGTTCGGCAATCACGCGCGCGCGCCAGTACTTGATGACCGCCAAAATATCCGCATCGCGTTGAAACGCCATGTGGCGATTGCCAATCGAATACGCCTGCACGCGACCGCCCGAGGCCTGGAAGACACTCAACGCGGCCTCGGCCGCCGCGAGCGCCTTTTCTGCGGTCGTGCGTGCGTCGAAGCCCTCGGTGGCCAGCGCGAGATCCGTCTCGACCGTAAACTCCCCTTCAGCAAGCGTCACGCGCACGTTGGTCGCGAACACTTGTGCCTGCCACCAATACAGGCCCGCCACGAGGCCGCCGCTTTGTGTCGGCGTCAAGGTGGTCTGCCAGTTGTTGCTGTTGGGGACCGCCGTCAGTATCAGCGGCGCCGCGGCCGGTCCCGCCAGCGTGTACTTGAGCGTGTAGGTCCCGCTGTCGTAGGTCACGCCGTTGACGTCACCAAAGGGCACGTCGTACCACATGGCTGAATCGCCCTGGCGAATGCGGCCCGGAATGCCCGCTACATAGGCGGACACGGTCGAATAGGAGTTGATCCCACTCGGAAAAAAGTTCGTCACGGTTGATCGCCCTCCTTACCAATTCGTGGTCCAGTTACTGCGTCGCGGCGGCTGCATCGGGCGCCGCGGTATTGGCGCCGGCGGCGGCATCGCGGCACGCGGTTGTTGCTCGGTGGCCGTGGCCTCGTCGGTCTTGCGCGCCCGGATGCGGCGGTGAAATCCTAAGGACTGCGCCATGGCCACATTGATGGCCTCGCAGTCGAGAAAATGATTTTCCGGTCGGACCTTGATCCAGATGGCCTGGCCCGACGGTTTCGAGACGCGCGATTCCGCCGTCACCTGCAAGCAATAGTCATCGCTCACGTCCTCCGGTACCCAAAAGCGCCCGGGTTGATCCGCCGGCCACGAGAGCCGCGCCATGATCCAGGACTTGAAATAGTCGCTATCGATGTGCCAGAGCTGCAGGCCTTTTTTGATGGACTGCCCGCGGAACGTCACGTCAATCAGCGACGGCTGCAGCGGTTTGTTGAGTCGGTCGCGGCCCTTGGTCGGGAGCGCCCGGCCGCGGTGTTGCGTGCAAAACTCGTACACCAAATTATCGGGACGCCGCCATTTATCGCCGGGCCGGTAGCCCGAATCGATGCCCATGCGCTGAATGGTTTTCTCACCGAAGCGCCGCTGCAATAGGAGCGCGAGCTCATCCCACACGGTGCGCTGATCCGTCTCGCCCCAGATATCGCCTGACTCAATCAGCCAGGACTCCATCGAGTAGCCCCAGCCGCGCACCACATACACGAGTCGCCGCTTCTGCACGTCGACGCCGCACGTCAGCGCCTTGACGCCCGCCGGCACGTCGCCCGTCTTGTACGCACCGATGCAGTCGCGCACCGCCTCGGCCGGGACCGCCTCGCCCTTGAAGGCGTACGGCTCGCCGAAGCCCAAATTGATAATCGCGCGGATCCGCTCCTGGTCGCCGCTGTTGAGCGCACGAATCCAGTCCGCCGCCCGCTGGCCCCAGGTGCGCCACGGCGACATGAGTCCGGACACCCAAAAGCTCGCGGTATCGGAGTCGGGTGGATCCCCGATGACCTGACCCGCCTTGACCGTCTGGCCGGGCGCCAAAAAAACCCCGCCGGCATTCATGCCCTCGCGCGCGCCATCCTCGATCTGCGCGCCGCACGCGGGACAGACGAGCCGCGCCTCGCGTGAAGCGACTCGGGGCGTCGCGTCCTTCGGCCACCACAGATAACGAAAGCGCGGAATGAAATGCCGCCGGCAGTGCGGACACGGCACTGACCACTCCCAGCGCGTGCCTTCCTGCCAGAGTTTCCAAATCTGGCTCGGAATATCCTTCGGGTCCGTGACCTTCCAGTGCTCGAGGCCGGTGTCGGTATTGCGCTCCACGTCGACGTTACCCTCGGTCGGCGTCGACGTGATAATGATCCGGCCGCCCGCGTAATTGGTCGTGCGCGCCTCGGCCAGCGTAACCGGATCGCCCTCGCCCGGGATCGGCTCCATGCGGTCGATCTCGTCGATGAGAACCGTGTGCGCTGGCTGCGAGGCGAGCTCGGTCGGTGAGCCCGCCCAGGCCAGGCGGAGCGATACACCGTTGACGGTCTTCGCGAGCTTCTGCGCTTTGCGCGATTGATCGGTCTTGCTCCACAGCGCCGGCGCGGACTTGAGCATCGCCGTCAACTGCGGCTCGATCACGCGGTCCACATTCGATTTCGTCGGCCCGACGTAGAGCATGGGGACCGGCGCATCGTCTAAGCGCTGGCCCACCACATTCAAGAGGCCCGCGGTCTTGCCCATCTGCGCGCCCATCATCACGACGACGCGCCGGAACTTCGCGAGCGCCGCAAAGATCGGCGGACAGTACGGCGTGCGGCTACTGCGCCACGGTCCCGGCTCCGGTGTCCCCGGCGGCAGCACTCGACACGCGTCGGCCCACTCGGCCGGCGTTCTTCGGGCGCGCTCCTGCATGACCGCCGCGGCGGCGAGCCACACGCGGTCCCGGGCTGGCGAGCGTCGCAAGATGCTCACTAAATCGGTTGCGGGCGAGGCGGATTTCGTCCTCGACTTTCGCTTGGAGTGTTTCATCAGTCGTTACGCGCTGCGCCACCGAGACCAGATCCTGAGCGAGATACGCCACCGCCTTGAGTACTTGTTGGCGCACGTCATCGGCCAGCAACACCTCGCCGCGTGCTTTTAAGTTGATCATCTGCGTGCGCTCGGCCTGCTCGCGCGCTTGTTTGGTTCGCTCGGACATCAACGAGGTGATGTTGCCGTCGGCGCCGCTCGAGCGCGCCTCGATGGCCTTCTGCAAATATCGGATGTACCAGAGCATGCACGGCCCGAGCTCGTACTCACCGCGCGCGCCATGCGGCAGGCCCAGCTTTTTCAATTGATGCACGCGCTGCGCCGTGAGGTTCAACGCCTTGGCGATTTGCTCGACGCCGACGGCCGCCATTACGCTGCGGCGGTCTGCTCAAGCGCGTCGTCGAACTGCACGCCATCGCTCTCGCGGTGCGCTTTGCCGCCGGTGAATGTCTGCCAACGCATCACCGCAAGATCGACATAGCACGGGTTCAATTCGATGGCGTAGCAACGGCGACCGGTCATGTCCGCGGCAATGATCGTCGTCCCCGATCCCACGAAGGGGTCGTACACCGCCTCGCCCGGCGCCGAGTTGTTCTCGATCGGTCGGCGCATGCATTCGACC